TAACGGCATAATCGGTATTGCAAAATCTGACATAGCGGCAAATGTATTAGGCGCACTTGCCATTGAAGGTGTCTTTGCAGTTCCAAAGAAAAATGAAGCCTTTGTTGCCGGTTTGCCTGTCTGGTTCGATGCAGATGGCGATCCGCAAGGCGGTGTCGCTGGCAGTGGCGCAGCTACGCAGCTTGGCGGTGATGCACAGGCGGCAGAAGATATCTTGCTTGGTACAGCAGTTGCCGATGCCGGTGCAGCAAATACGCATGTTTATGTTTCAATTAACAAAATTGACCCTCGCATTGCATCTTTTGCAAGAATCAAGAAAGCGGCAAGCGCAAATGCAGCGGTTACAGAATCCAGCGTTTGTTATGAATGCACAGCGGATAACATTGTTATCACACTTCCTGCAACGGCTGCCGGTCTTGAGTTTACAGTTATGAACATGGCGGCTGACGGTGATGCACTTATCGAAGTGGATTTTCAGGCGGCAGATAAGAACCTTGGCGGCCTTGGCATTGCTGCTGGCGCGGATGGCAAGAAATTGTCCAATACTAAAGCAACTGCCAAGAAAGGCGATTTTTTAACCTTTGTTGCCGATGGCACAGATGGCTATCGCATTAAAGATATGCGTGGTATATGGGCGCAAGAAGCAGCGTAATTCGTTTCCATTTTTTATTCCTTTCTGTTGATGGGTATTATGCCGGTTAGGTTCAAATCTTAACCGGCTAATACTCAAAATTAAAGTGAAGGTAAGATGACTAATCTGATGAAAAAAGGTGTTGAGTTAATTGCAAAGACATTGAAAGAATATGCCTCGGACGAAATTACATACGTCAGGGGCGAAAGCAGTGTTAAGCTGCTGGCAATTTTCAGCAAAACTCCTGTAACAATTGAATCCGATTTAGGGGTTCAAATATCAGCCGAAATTACAGATTTTCTTTTATTTGCCGAAGATTTGATTTTGGATGGTTCGCTTACAACTCCACAGCACGGAGATAAAGTAATAACTGACAGAGCAGTCTATGAGGTAAATCACCTTGGAAGCGAATCGTGTTGGCGATACAGCGATCCTTACGGAAAACATATAAGACTGCACTGCAAAGAAATAGCAGCAGGGATTTAATCCTATGACAATTGGCAGAAAAATATTAATGTCCGGCATTCCTTTTTTGGCGCTTGCAGAGGCAAGTAATACAGCGACAGACGAAGTAGTTACTATCGCAGATCAGTTTATGAAGTATGGCGAGTTAGGACTATGCTTTGCTCTTGTCGCTTATCTGATGTACAGCAATTGGTCGCTCGTACAATCATTAAATCGGCTGTTAAAAGAAAAGGCGGAAAGTGAAGAAAGACTGGTTAAAGCATTACAGACATTTTGTGAAGTATGCCGTGAAAGGCCGTGTTTAGCGCAGGCCGGAGCATTTAAGTCAGATAATCCAAACGGCATTGTAAATACACATACTGCCGGAGGCGAATAATGGCAAATTCCACTGCGTTAAACATTGCTGATGCGGTAGTCGAAACACTCAAAACTATTACATACAATGATAGTGCATTGCCAGCGGTTCGCTCTTTATTTCCGTTTTATGAATTGAAAGAATTAAAAACCTTAAAAATAAGTGTCGTGCCTCGCGCGGTTGCGTGTGCAAATTTTGACAGGTCTGCAAGCGAATTTAATTATGAGATTGATATTGCAGTGCAAAAAGCAGTTGCATCGACGAATGATGTAGAGCTTGAACAGCTTATGAATTTAGTTTTGACAATAGCAAAAACTTTCAGGCGAAAAGTTTATGCAAATCTTGGCGGCGCATCATGTTTTAAGCAAGATGTTGAGCTTATCAGTGCCGAACACATACAGCCGCCCCCAGTTTTTACAAGCGTTATTACATTACATTTTAAAGTGATTGAATAATTAATTTAGGAGTTTCTTATGGCTGTTTGGTATGCACATAGCTCGAATGTAGATATAAATGCGGCGAATTTATGGCACACGCACCCGACAAACAACACGCCGGTTAATTTTGCAACGTGCGATAACACTGTTGTTTTAAGTGCAAATGGAAAAAATCAAATACGGATAAATGTAGATGTTACATGCCTTAGACTTTCCACAGTGGTAGAAAGCGGCGGCGCAATTGGTGGCAGTTTTTACTATACAGGCACAGACACGGCAGGCAATCCAGTAGGTGCGATTAATGTAACTGGCGATGTTAAAGCTGCTACATACTGCATAGTTGTGCTTGGTGAAACTCTACTCACAATAATAGGTAAAATAACAAGCACTTCAAATCAAGGCGCACTTTTCCTGATGGGGGATAATGCAAAGGCAAGGGTGGTTGGTGATGTTGAGTCTGCCAGTTCAACAGAAACAATTTCGCAGGTTGGAAACAATTCCGAATTGACGATTGATGGCAATGTAACCGGTTCAACAAACGCAGATGCTTACGGTGTTTGGGTAACAGGTTCAAATGCTGCGCTGATAATAAACGGCAATGTAACAGGTGGACTTGATGGTACTGCTTTGTCTGTTGATGGGCAATATAACAATGTAACAATCAATGGGAATGTGACCGGAGGAACTTATGGTCTTGGGATGGGACTAAGTTGCCTCGATGGGCATGTTCGCATAAACGGTAATATATATGCCTCACATGATGCGACAGGAATGCAAATAAATGTTGAAGCAGCTAATATAACTTTAGACGCAGATGAAGTGCATGGCGGTGGAGGTGTAGATATACATGGTATTTATAATTCGGCGGCACAAGGGAAAATCACAATTAAAAAAGCCGTAGGTGGCAGCGGTGAAAATTCGTGCGGAATTTATTCAGAGACAACAGAAACGTTTAATGTGGTTATAACAGAAGCTGTAATCGGAGGCACAAACCGAAATTCTTATGGTTTCTATTCAAGGATGGGTAATGGCGGCGCAATTATTAAGGGAAATATAATTGACTCCCTAATGTGCAGCGCGATAGCGGGCAAAATTAGAGTAGATGTCGGAAGTGCCAATTATTATCAAGCGTATGATGTAAATGATAAGCCCAAAAAATATGGACTTAACGCGGCATCACCATTCAGAAGAAGCAGATTTGTTTAAAAAATAAAGAAAGGTATTTTATGGAAACAAAACAAATATCGGGCTGGCAACTAATAAGGTCAGCAAGACAGGCCGACACAGCATTGAACGCTGATACGTATGATAGCAAACCGGATTATGCAAAAAATATTTGCATGGAGGGTATCAATTCTCTTGACTTGATGCTTGCGGCAATCGGCGACGAAAATGGGACAGTTGAAGTAAGACTTTTTGGCGGCAGAAATAAAGATGCTGGCCCAGCGCAGTTAATTGCAACAATCACTTTTACGCTCGGAGCAATGGTAGTAAATCAAGACCCCCAAAACGGTTTGCCTACGGATTTGCAATTTTTTGCAGACACAGCGGCTATAACATCATATTGGCCGGTTGATATTAAAGCACCAAACAGCGGCAATAATTTAATTTGCGTTATCAGCTTTGATGCTCTTGATCTTGCATGGATTGCAGCAGAAATCGGGACAATGACAAATGTAACAAGAGCGGATGTCTTTATGGGTTATTTCAGATAATGGCAGGACTCGCTTTTGACAAAACGTTTGTACAGTTCAAAGAGTATTTCGCTGATAGACAGGCTGTTATCAGTGCGGTCAATAAAGCGATTTTAAAAAAGCTAAATTGGATTGGTGGATATGTAAAAACGGCGGCAAAACATTCCATCAAAAAAGCAGGCAGTTATAACGCAGTAAGCGTTGCAGGTAAGCCGCCTCTTAGTCATGTAGGTTTGCTTAAACAGCATATCTACTCGGCGATAGAACCCCAAAACGATACGGTAGTTGTTGGGCCTGCAAAGCTGAATGCCAAAGGCACAGATGTTCCATCGAATTTGGAATTTGGCGGCACGGCAGTGATGTTTACTCGGCGAGGCCGAAGGAAAGTAAAGATTAAGCCAAGACCTTACATGCGTCCAGCGTTGGAGCGAAGTCAAGGTAAGATAGCCCAGATATGGGCAAATAGTGTTAAGAAATAAACTTTAATAAGGAGTGGATTATATGGCAGCGGCAGATTTTGTATTAGGCATCAATGCTAAGTTGTATCACGGCGCGGATGATGCGGCATTGGCAGAATTGACGGAAGCATCAAACGTCAAAGATTTAACAGTATCAGTTTCGGCAGGCGAAGCGGATATAAGCACGCGCGCAAATCAAGGTTGGCGAGCAACAGTGGCGACACTGCGAGAATGTGAATTGTCTTGGACAATGAACTGGAAGGAAGGCGATGCGTTTTTCACGGCAGTTAAAACGGCAATGCTTGGAAGCACAACTATATGTCTTGCTGCATTGACCGGCGCGAAAGATGCTGATTATAGTTCTGGCCCGCATGGAAACTTTGCAATCACAAAGTTTGACCGCAAAGAAGGTCTTGAAGAAGCAATCACTGTTGATGTAACTGCCAAGCTCGCAAAATACATAGCATGGGTTGATATTCAACCTGCATAAGTGAAACCGTAAATAACAATGGTGAAGAAAAATTTATTAGTGAGGTAAAAAACGGTGAAAACGTTTAGTGATAGTGCAAGTAGGCAATGGACAATACAGTTGACCATAGACAGCGCAAAGCGAGTGCGCGATTTAATGGGCGTTAATCTGCTCGAACCGGAGGCGGGAGAACCGCCTCTTATCACAAGGCTTGGTACAGACGAAATCTTATTGTGTGATGTACTCTATTGCCTGATAAAACCGCAGGCAGATGCGCTAAACATTTCAAGCGAACAATTTGGTCAGGCTCTGGGCGGTGAAGTGATACTGGCCGCCCAGAATGCTTTCTATGACGAACTTGTTGATTTTTTCCAGAAGCGGGGTCGGACAGACCGAGCCAGAGCAGTAGCGACTCAACAGAAGATGATAAATCTGGCGGTAGCTCACTCCGAAAAAAGGATAAGCAGTCTGGACATCGACAAGAAGATTCAGGAAATCTTTGGCGAACAATCTACAATATAGCAGGTTGTCTTGGTGTTGACCCCGCGCCACTGACACTGCGAGAACTTTGGTGGATGTCTGAAGCAATCGAAATTAAAGACAGGTTTGCATGGAATAGAACTGCTTCTTTAATGGCATTGCTTGCGAATATCAATCGTGATCCCAAGCGTGCAAAAACGTATGTAGCAGCCGACTTTAATCCGTACTTGGCAACCGTCAAGAAGAAAAGACCAAATGTTATCGAAGTCAATGATGCACAGTCCAAAGCGTTGTTTAAGGCAGTATTCACTGGTCAGAAACCAGTACCAGTTATATAAATAAAGGTTGATTTATGGCAGGCAAATCAGGTGCAATCAAGGCGGGAGCGGCTTATGTAGAAATCTTTGCAGATAAAAGCCCTTTAATGCGAGGGTTGAAATCCGCCGAAGCAAGTGTACGAAAATGGGGACAATCAATTTCATCGTTTGGTAAGCAAATGATGGGAATGGGAACTGCGATTGTTGCTCCACTTGTCAGTGCTGCAAAATATCTTTCAACTTACGGCGACAATATCGCAAAAGCGTCAAAAAGGACAGGCATAGGCGTAGAATCACTAAGCGCGCTTGGTTTTGCCGCAGAACAATCGGGAAGCAATCTCGAAGGCGTTGAAAAAGGTGTCAGGAAAATGCAGCAAAGCATACTTGACGCTAATATGGGGCTGAAAGCAACAACGGAAATATTTGGGATGCTCGGTTTAAGCGCAGACTCTTTTAAAGGTTTGAAGCCGGAGGAGCAGTTCAAACTTATCGCCGACAAACTAAGCCAAATTCAAGACCCTTCAACACGCGCTGCAATAGCAATGAAAATTTTCGGGCGGGCTGGTACTCAATTACTGCCAATGATGGAAAAAGGCGCAGCGGGAATAAACGAATTGATGGAAGAAGCGAAGCGTCTTGGGTTGGTCATGTCAAGTGAAGATGCCTTGGCAGCAGAGGAACTTAATGATGCTCTTAATCGTATGTGGCGAACTATCAAGATGTCATTTGCGAATATAGGTGCTGCTGTTGCTCCTATAATCACGGATTTGTCAAATAAAATTGCTGTACTCTCTGGCAAAATATCCAACTGGATTAAAGAAAACCGAGGCTTGTTTCGCTTGGCTTTGATGGTTGGAGCGGGTCTTATAGCTACCGGCGGCGCATTTGTAGTTTTAGGGAACGCAATGATGTATGCAAGTAAAGTATTTGCAATCATACGAGGTGGATTTGCGCTTTTAAAAAACAGCTTGATGTTTCTGATGTCGCCGATTGGAATTGTTATAGCTGCTGTAACAGCCTTAACCGCAATCTTTTTATATTTTACAGGGTACGGCTCTAAGCTGATAGATTGGCTTGGCAGTCGCTTTGCTTCGCTCAAGGACGATGTAACAAATGCAGTTGGAGGTATATCGGCTGCACTGGCAAAAGGCGACTTCGCACTTGCCGCTCGCATAGGCTGGTTGCTTGTAAAAATGGAATGGCTCAAAGCTAAGATGTACCTTCTTCAAATATGGTACAGTGTCAAGCTCGCTGTCATGGAGGTATGGTATGGCTTAATTTACGGCTTGACAGTTGCGTGGGAGGCGTGCGTATTTGGCATTGCTGTCGCATGGACAGAATCGGTCGCACTTATCCAAAAGATTTGGGTCAGGGCAGGCTCTTTATTAAAGGGTGCATGGATTACAGTTGTGCAGTTCTTTAAAAATGTCTGGATAGGCTTTAAGGAGTGGTGGGGAAATACAATAGATTGGGTTGCTAAAAAATTATTCAATGTTTACATCTGGTGGAAAAAACTCACTGATGCAAACTTTGATGAAGCAGCCGCGCGTAAGCAAGCTGATGAAACCTTCGCACAGGACAAGAAGGAAAGGGAATCAAACGCAGATGCAGGCAGGCTTGCCGCCGACAAACAAGCGGATGATGAACGATTAAAGCTCGAACAAGATACGCAAAACAGTCTCAAAGAAATTGAAGATAAACGCGCAAAGCGGAGGGAAAATGCAAGCCGCAGGTTTGACACCGGAATGGATATGGCCGGTCAGTATTTTGATGATGGCATTGGGAAAACAATGCAAGGTGCTGAAGATGGACTTCAGGGAGCAGCAGATGAATTGGCAGCGACCAAAAATCAGTTTAGGCAATCCATCGAAAAAGCAAAAAAAACAGCCGAGACAAAACAACCGGCTCTTGTTGCACCAAAGGCGGATCTACAGGCGAATACCGGATTGGCGAAGGCAACGACAATTGGCACTTTCAGCGCGTTTGGCCTTGGTCAGCTTGGGGCAGGCGGCGGTGTAATGCAAAAGATAGCTGATGCTTCTGCTCGCACTGCAAATGCGACTGAAGAAATAGCCGACAACATGGGCGATGGCGGCATGGAGTTTGGAGAATAATAATTATGGCAGCGACTTTCACTGTATCAGAACGATGGGCAGGGCGCAAAAGGTCAGGCGGCAATAGTAGAACAGCAACAATCGAATATATTGTAGAGCAGGATTATGACGAGCAATTTCCAAACGCAACAAGTGATGAAAAAGAGGCTATTACTGCGTTGCTTGATTCAGCCCCCGACCAGTGGCCGATAAACGATAGTCCCTTGGATAATCTTCCGAGGGCTTGCTATGATGTTGAACAAATTTCAGATAGGCTTTGGCTCGGCACTGTAAACTATAATCATAACGAAAAAGTAGAAGATAAATTTGAATATAGTTTTGAGATGGGTGGAGGTACACAAAAAATCACACAAACAATCTCACCTATGCAAGTCACGAAGTACGGAGCAAACGCGCCAGATTTTCAAGGCGCAATCAATGTTGATGATAATTCCGTAAATGGTGTTGATATTATTGTCCCTGTATTTAATTTTACCGAGACAAGAATTGTGAAAAGCCTGAATATTGATAATGCTTTCAAACTATCCTTATTTAATTTGGTTGGGAAAGTCAATGCGAGCGGTTGGCATGGCTTTGCCGCAGGCGAAGTATTGCAGGCAGGAGTGTCAGGTGCAAAGAGCGGTCGATTTGGTGATTGGGAAATCACTTATAAATTTGCAGCAAGCCCTAATAAAACAAATATCACAATTGGAACTATCGCAGGTATAAATAAAAAAGGATGGGAATATCTGTGGGTACGATACGAAAAAAGCACTGACCAAAACTGCTTAATTCAAATTCCAAGAGCGGTATATGTCCATCAGCTTTATGAGTCAGGAGATTTTTCTTTATTAGGCTTAGGTGACTAAATGGGAAACGTATTTAAAAAAGTACGTGACGGAGACAAGTTAAGAATCCCTGCAAGCACGTACAATGCGATGATTGACGCTGCACAAGATTATGCAAACAGGAAAAGCAGTGTAAACACAAACACACCGCAGGCATTGTCTGCAAACATAGTATTTATAAAAAATACAACAGGCGCATTGGTTGACAGATTTGGAATCCTTGGCATATCTAATACGGAATTAGATGTAAACAGTAATAGTTTCAAAGAAAGCGTTTGCTTTACAGGCGTATCACCTTCAACAGCAAGTCACAGCGGTGGCAGATTCGTTGTAACATGCGAGCCGATTGCAGCCGGTGCAATAGGTAGAGCGTATGCGGCTGGATTTGTTGTTGTTAAAATAAATGTAATAGACGAAGCCCACACTTGCGCCGACATCGAAACAGATGATAAAGCCAAGCTGAAAAGCGCAGAATCAGGCGCAGCGGTGATTTTATGGAAAGAATCAGGCACAGGCGATAAATGGGGCATAATCAGATTTGGTGGTGGGAGCGCAGGAGGTGGCGACAACACTCTATGGGTAATTCTTTCAAAAGTACCGGATGAACCCAATGTTGATGCGGGTGAGCTTACAGTTGAATATGCTGGCAATAACACTTATGAAGGTAGAATTTACGGAAAAACATATAAACCTTGGAATCCTACGGATGAGCCATATTTAAAAGGCGAGATAATATACTACGAGCCTAACAATACAACGTATAAAGTCACAGCAGAACCAGCCGTGACAAATATGGAATTAAGTCCACCAGAGAACACGGCAGAATATTTAGAGTTTCCAGAAATTTTGATTGAGCATGTCGAACAAAATGAAAGTATCCTGCTTAAAGAAACATTTCCAATATTTCAGGTTGGCGATATTGTTCGAGTTGTAAGCCGCGCAGTTGAAGGAGAAGTAAAATATTTTCTTGCACATACTTTAAGCAATAGAGGTGAAACAGAAACTACCAATATCATGTCAATTACAGACGCATCAGGGAAAAGTGTCGTCAAGGTGGTTTATTAAATGAACAATCAAATCATAAATGAAATTGCAGATTGGAAGCTGATTCGCAAGGCAGTCACGGAGGGAGTCAGAATAAGTATTGACCTTTGGAAAGCATATCGAGATTTGCGGCTGAAAGTAATGCTGCGTTCATTTGCCTGGGCAGGTCAATTCGATTCATCTTTTTATCAGTGGCATGAAAACATAATAAATTGGCAATATCCATCGCAAGGCACAAGATTGGTTCACGGTCATGGAATGCTTGAAGTTGCTTTATTCGATACATCTTATGGTGCAAACCGCTGGTTTCGTTGGAAAAACAAGGAAGATATTTACCAGCATGTAGTTTATACAAATTCAATTCCGGTTTTATGGTCAGCAGGACATTATGAACAAGGAACAATAAAATTTTGTGAAGGCAGTTTATGGAGAGTAAGAGCGGCAAACGGTTCGAGTGAATGTCCAGTTACTGTTATTAAGACAGAGCCAAGCGTACAATATGAATTTAGTGATGAATGGGCATTGTTTTATGCAGGCCCGCCGAACTGTTATTATAATAACTCAACGGAAAGGTATGAAACAAAGATACGACCTGATATTTGGAAGAAAATATTTTCAGGCGGCTACAAAGAAGGCGATTGCATAGCTTGGAATGCAGACACACGAAACGGAGCAACGAGCAATCCGGTATCATGGCGAGCAAAGCGGGATATTATATTTCATACAGTAGCTCCCCATAAATGGTATGGTGAAACGTGGCAGGCATACGCATATCCAAAAGACAAAGTTGTTTTGGCTTCTGATGGAATCAGGGTGTATCAAGCCAAAAATAAAATTGAAAGCATAGAAACGCCTCCCGAAAACAATCCCGATGAATGGCTTGCACGAGAGGATTTGGCCTGTGAATGGGAACTTACAACAGGCTATGCAACTTATAACGATAAATGGCAGCTTGTTCCTGATTGGGGCAATTACGAATGTGATTGGAATGTAAATTCCCCCGCACTTGCTATTTTTAATGATATTGTTGTCGAAGATGGAGATGAGATTAGAGATTATCGCGCATGTCACCCATCTTTATATTTTCCGAGGCAGGTTGACCCCGCTGCAATTCACGAAGAAATTATTTATGCGTACAATGAAGCAGAACACATAAACACATCATTGCAAAGGGGTAAACGCTACAAAAAGGCTAATAGCTTCAAAGTACCTTTAGATCACACTTATTTGACAAAGCCTGAAAATCTTGGCCCGATGTTTTCAATCCGCGCACGCATGGGATATTGGCAAAAGGAAACGTTTCCTTATCAAATATTTGTAGAGAGGCGAGATGCGCTTGGCATATTAAATGGCTTTTTGGATGGGTTCAATAAATATAAATCTTTTGATGGAAACCAATATATAAACTATGGCAATCTAATTGAAAGAAATTCGCCGGTAGGTAATTGGAGTGCAAATGCTAAAGTTGATGGTTCGCTGCAAAGCAGTGTTGAAATCATTATGAATGACAATGCGTTGAGATTGCCTGCAAATGGAACATATACACAAAATTGGATGCGATTAAATTATTCAAATCCACCAGCAGAGCCTTCAGTTGGTAGTATTTATTATGTAGGAACTTATCCAAACGGAAGTTTGCAACGCAAAACTGAAACAGATTGGGAAGGGGTAAGCGTACATGAGTTATCAAGTTGGCCTGACTATCCTATCGTAAATGATGAATGTTGGGGGACAGCAGAATCAGGTTTACGCACGTACTTGGTGCATAAGCATCAGAAATACGATTGGGCTTATAACATGGACACAGCCACAAGATATTATCCGTTTGGCTTAGTTCATACGTTATATGAACAATGTATAGACCCTTATGACCCTAACAATCCTCCGTCAGAATCAGCCTTGATGGCGCAATGGAATTTAAATCACGATGGAGATTATTTTGAAACGTTCAAATTTAGTTGCGGCAGAGTAAGGCCATTTATGAGAGCGCAGGAAAGAGGCTTGCCTACTCATTATAAAGATAGTTGGAATCCTTCTTTTACTCCTTACGGCTACCCACCGAGCATATATGATATGGGTTGTAAATGGTTTGCGCCTCGCACAAATGACAGGCCAAGACTTGACGAGTTTGACGATAAATTTGTATCAATTACTCCATGTGATAGCGGTTTGCCTTGGCTCGAAAACATGCCTTATAAAAAATGGACTGTTCGAGTGGATGCGGGGAAATCATATTTTACAAAGACTGATATTTCAGGTTCGGTTGTATCGCCAGCGAATGACCCTACAAATTGGCAAAGATGTAAAATGTATGCGTTTTCTATCAATGGGGAAAACAGATACAGCAACACAGACAACAACCTAAATATAAAAGTAGGCTGGATGCTGCATTTGTTTAATATGAGCGGTTCAAGTTATCCTGAAATCGTGAGCAACGACCCAGAACAAATAAAGTGCGTTCACGTTCTTGATATTCGATACGATGCAGAAAACAATAAAACTCTTGTAACTGTCAGTGATACAATAAATATCGGGACTCAAGAAAGCTCGTATTTCACAAAGGCCGGTTGGAGCAAAGAAATTTGCGAGCGGCACGATGCGAGTGCTGCGGACTATACCATATCAGATAATGGAGAAATCAATTTTACTTTGCGGTATGAAGTTAAGCTGGAAGCGTTGCTGGATTTATATGATTTACTGGAATTTGCCATTTACCATCAAGCAAACCCAAATTTGCAAATAATAAATGGTGAATTTCATAATCTGACATCAAAACAAGAAGGCACTTTAAATATGGGCGGTGTCATATCGGAGCAAATCTCTTTACTGCGAGCAGCTATGGCGAAAAATCCGCTTGAATGGCCGTCAGGCGGCTATGCAAATCCTTCGGTTGGTGGAACTGATACTCAAGCTGAAGATACAACGCCTGGGTTTGAATTAAAGGAAGTTTGGTCAAACAGGTCAGGATTAGCAACCGCAATGCGATGTCTTGCATGGAATCCTCCGCTAAATGGACTCCCATCAAGCATAAATGTAAAATTGGGTATTCAAGATGTGGTTGATGAATATGACATGCTCACTTCGCAAAATGCCGGTGGCTTATCTACAAGATTTGTACAAAGTGAAGCAGAAGTGAAATGGCGATACACATACATAAATCTAGGGGTAGGCAATGAGAGTTTTTATAAATTAATCCCCACTGTGTTTGATTATAAAACAGTAATTTCATGGGCAGAGTTTAGGTCAAATGGCTGGTTTATGGATTGGTTTGGCGGTGCGCCGTTAGGGGCATTATCGTTTGATGTCACTGATGTATGGGTGACTATGGATTATGATATTGTGCCACTGAAATTTTTTGACCCTACTTTTTATTATACAGTTGGCCCACGCATCTTGCAGATAGATAATAAGCCGC